ATGCCCCGATCTGGCTCGGAGCTCGCCAATCCCGATTGTCGGGAATCTCAGATGCCCCAGTGCTCGAACGCGAGTTGACGCGCCGCGGGGTCGCCCCAATAAAAGGACTCAAGATCGGGGACGGTGATCGAGGTAAAGAATGAGGGATCGTCGGACAGCGCCAGGAAGGCTTCGCAACGGCGCGCCATCTGCAAAAGTGCGCTGCGGTGGGCGTCTATGTTGTCGACCCGATACGTGAAATGCTTCTTTGGCGTGATATAAGCCACGCGAGCGTCCGCATTGTTTGAGGTTACGTACAGCGCAACCTGACGCGCGTGGGCGACCTTCACAGCCGACGAGAGCTTTTCGGAAGTCTTCAGATCGAGCGTGATGTTGTGATCGGCCCAGTGATAGTCCCAGTAGCCGACAATCGGATAACGCAGCCCTTCCGGCCTCCACTCGACAAAGCCCTGGCATTCGCTGGGGACGCCATAGGGGCGCAGCTCAGCGAGACCGGTCTTGACCATGCCTGCGATGTCGGCGCGGTAGTCCTCCCGCCGCCGGTCGCCTGACAGCGCGGAGATGGTGTCGTACTTCTTCAGCGCGACAGAAACGCAATCCTGGAGCTCGGCGTCCGGATTGAGAAGGCCGAATGTGATGCCGTCCTCGACCGCCGTGCCGCGGTGCGCCGGCGAGCCAACGGGTTGACGCATGCCCATGATCTTCTCCAGGACGAACATGGACGGACTAGCGCAGAACAGATTGAGCGAAGACGGTGAATGGCGTTCGTATTTCATGCTGCCACCTTTAGAATGACTTCTGCGCCATAGAGCGCGATCAACGCGGCCTCTGCCCGCCCATCGTGTTTCTTGAGCTTGAAACTGTCAGCCGCCGCCGGGAAGTAGCGGATTGCCCGCAGCCGGGACTCGTCCTTGTCAGAGCCGAGCCCGAAATGCTTCTTCCATTTCTGTGGCGTGACGAGATGCAGGGGCACACCCAGTGCGCCGACCACGCCACGAACGTCGCCATAGCTGCGTCCGAAATTGAACATCGAGGTGACGCCCTGCCCTGGCATGGCCGACACCTTCTCGATCACCGCCAGCGACGGCTGGTGAATGCGCATCAGGCGCGCCAGCTCGTGGGCGTTGATCTCGCCGCCGGCCACTGGCACGTCATCGACCGCGATGCGATTGACCATTGGAAAGTAGAAGGCGACGGCGCCCGAAATGCCGGGGTCGATGCCCATCACGATCGTCATGCTTCTTTCGCCTTCTCGATCAGGATGTCCAGGTAGTGCCTCGCCTTCATCAGATCGGTCACGCCGTTCTTGTTCTTCCACCTCGTCACGTACTTGACGACGTTGCCCTCGATGTACCCGAGTCCGTTCCCGATGATGTAGTCGATGGGCTGGATTGCGAGCTTGCTGTAGTGGTCGCCTCCGACCTGGGTGTCGAGTTCACTCACCGCGTATCTCCAGGCGCATAGGAGTATTGGTTTCGCCACGCTCAGACTCCAGGATGTCTAGTAATTGCCCGATCGGGCCGGATGCAGAGCCGTCCAGGTCGCGCATGATTGCCCTGCGCATGTCCGACAGCGGAACGCCGTATTGCAGGCCGAGCGAGATCAGGACCGACGAATCCCTGAAGAGCGTTTCCATCTGGGTGCCGCTCTTGCCGGTGTTGATCCAGACCTCCAAGACCTCGCCTGAGAGCTCGCCAATCCCGACGTGAAACTTCTGCCCCCAGTGCTCGATCGTGCGCAGCTCGTGGGGGCGCCGTGATGGGAGGTGAGTCCTCATCAGATCATGCCGCCCTGGCGTCAGTGCAGAGCGCACGGTGCTGATCGCACCAGACAGATCCGGTGCTCCGCGGATGACCGCAGAACGTGAACGGCCCATCCCCGTAAGGGAACTTGCACTCGTCCGCGCCCAATTCGAACAACGCGACGTGCCTCGCCTCGACCTCGACACAGCGAGGCACCCACACTGATCCACTGACGGTCCTGACGCGCTTGGGGCGTGGTAGCCGGTCCCTTGGGCCATGGTTGTCGCGATCATGCCGCTTGACCTTGCCCTCGTGGGTGAGCCCCATGCGGTGAACGACGCCGATCACTTGGTTGCGATTGACTGCCAGACCGTGCCGCCGGCCCAAGAGCGCGGCGATCTGCGTTGCTGAGTGCTCCTTCCAGAGCTCGGCTACCTCAGCCTTGAGCTCGTTCGTCCAGATTGATGTCGTGCCGTTGCTCACACTTTCCCCCTGATAATCTTGATTGCTCTCGCCACAGTCTCACGCTCTCGGAATGATAAGACTGAGGTTCTCCATAAATTCGTAGTGGGCGTTCCAGATCTTGGCTGCGTATGCGAAGGGTAACAGCGCGCAGAACTCCCACGCCCATGCCACTGCACCGCCCATTCCAGCACTGCCCTTAGCCATTCCAACTTCCTCTCAAGTTTGCGTATCTCGATTCTTGTTATTGACCAGTTCAACAAAGCCCGCAGTAATCGCATTAAGTTCGTCCCTAAGTGCTGCGGCGCGTTCCCCGTCACGCCTGTTCTCAGCCTCGATCCGGCTGCACATAGTCTCGTAGGCCAGCCTGATGTTTAGAAACGTCGTGATGCGCGGTTCTTTAACTTCAGGATGGCGAGCGAGAAACTTTTTGACCCACGACGAGCTCTGGTTGATCATTCCAGCAACGAGCTCGTAGGCGACGGTCTTCGATCCAGAGCGGCGGTCGTGGTATTCAACAGGCCCTTCAATGCGCCGCGGGCTGCGTCTTCAGCGTCGGCAGATGAAACCATTTGCGAAATCCTGTCCGAGTTAATCATCTCTAGGTTTGCCTTCTGTGCGATTGCTTGAATCGCATGAAGGACGACGACTTACTTGCAGGGTCTATCGCGCTCCGCGCCCTCACGCGGAACGTGATCGAGTACTTACGGCTCAAACAGATTCAGAAATCCAAAATCGACAACGAACGCGTAGATGAGCCAGACGATAAAGGCCGTGACCCCGAGGACCGCCCCAACGAGCGACCACGCGGCAACTTCACGGTAGTCAAGTGAAAGAGAAGGCCCAGGGCGAGCGGCGACATCGCCGCCCTGGGAGTTAGCCGGCGTAGACGCGAAGTCACCGGCGGGAGGAAAGTTAAAGATCTCGACAGCGTGGAGTGCCCCCGCGCTGTGAGTACCGCCCAGGTCACCCCCGAGGCCTGGGCGGGTTTTTTCAAACTGCTCCGCTGAGAGCCAATTGAAGTTCCACCAGATCGTCATCGCCCCATCTCCTTGATGACCTTGCCGACGCAAAACGCGATCGGGAGTTGAAGAACAAGCCAGACAATGAACACGGTCATCACCTCCCCTTCCCCATTCCCCAGAGGTAGGTGGGCGCCGTCATGCGGCGCTCGCGCAGGGCTTCAGTGATGACGAGCTGCGTCTTCCACGGGAACGCGCCGTTGGTCTTCCACATCGACACGGCCTTGCGCTTGGCGCCGGTCAATTCGCTCAGGCCGACAGTGCCGCCGAGGACGGCGAACACTTCGCTAATGGTCGACAGCTCTTGCATGCTCCGAGGAGTAAGCCAAGAAATTTGGCTAGTCAAGAGCCAAATATCTTTGCTAGTCAAATTTTTTGGCTGAAGGCAACATGCAGGCATGGCTGCGCGTGACGACTCAGGCGAGGCAATCGCCGCACGACTTCAGTTGCTTCGACGGCTGATCGCCGGCGACAATCAGGTTGCGTTCGCGGCTCGCCTGGGGATCGAGCGCAGCCGCTGGAATAACTTTGAACGGGGCCTGCCGCTCAGCAAGGACGTGGCGCTAAGGATCGTCAAGGCGATCCCGGACATAACGCTGGATTGGCTTTTCTTAGGGAAGACCGAGGGGCTGACGCAGCGGCGAGCTCGGGAGCTGGAGGAGCTCGCGCACGAAAAAGCCGGTCGCCACAAGACGACCGGCCATTAGCAAGACAGGGCTGTGGGCTTACCGCGCTCCAATGAACCTAAGAATCATACGCTCCGCCCAAGGCTCGATGTAATTCCTGGCGAGATCGCCGGCCTCGCGCATGAATGCCATGACTAGCAGGCACCCCAACGCATAATACTCAACCGGGGTCAGAGGCGAAAACCCAAGCGGCGGGTACGCAATGAAGAAGTTGTGAACCGGCAAGGTCGCTAGAACCAGGGGGAAAGCCCCCCTCCACCCGAAGCGGTTTGCTGACCACATCACGCCCAGGCCAAAGGTAAGTGACGCGGCCCCGCCAACCACATAATGAGCAAGCACGGCGATTGGCGTCGTAAAAAACAGTGTAAGGAGAGACAGCGCCATCGCATTGACGTTGCCGATCGGACTGACCCTGCTGGTGATAAGCCGGATCTCGCTGTGGCCGTTCGCCGGATGCAGAAAGCCTGTTACCAGCTCAGTGGTCTGCTCCAGGACTTCCAGTGCGTCTTCTTTTCGTTCGGGCAACTGCGACGCAATTTGAACGGCGTGCCGCCGCTTCCAAAGTTCAATTTCATGCATTTCAACAAATACCCTGCGCTTAAGTGATGTCACGTCTAAGTAATGTCCGTGTCGGTCAACTACTTGAGCGCCACTTGACAGTTCTGTGACAGCCGCGCAAGAAAATTAGTGCCCGTTTTGGGCGGTTAGACGCGCCCATTTTGGGCGGCCATTTGCGCGGCGGCGTTCTTGACCAACCGCGCCACCTTCTCAATGGTCCTTTCGCACTTATCGCCCGCGTAAAGGTAAACCTGCCCGTCCCGCCTCACGAGCTTGCGCTTCTCTAATCGCGCCAAGGTGCGGCGCACGGTTTCCCTTGGCACTCCAAGGTAGGCTGCGGCCTTGCTCACGCGAAGCGGCTTGCCCTCTAGCTCCGAAGTAAACACCTCAGTGAGGACATGGAAGTCTAGCAGGCTCGAAATCACGTACTCGTCCTTGAAGTGCCGCACATACACGGTGCGTTCCATGTCGAGCAATAGACGCCAAGCTACAAGTCTATTGATGTCGCTGGGTGTCAATTTGCGCTTCTTAATAGGCATCTGAGCTTCTCCACGCCCTATTCTATCACAATCCTGCTTCCCGATAGGGCTGTCCAAATTTCTTGACGTTTTTGCTTGCATCGCCAAATTTCTTGGCATACGTTCCTTCGCATCGGATCTGACGCCAGGGGCGCCGCACGCCAGCCAGCGGACGGAGGGGGAGAGGCAAGGTGAAGGCTCTCTCTGGTCAAGCGCCACCTTCTAATGCCTCGCGAAGCCCGCCTCTGGCATGGAGGCGTGGGTTTTGGAGCGGATCTTTTTTAATTAGAGGAGCGACGCGGAGTGAACGATTACCCTGACAGCCCCGGTTTCAAGGAACACGAAACCTCGCGTGATGCTGCGCTCAGATTGGGGCTCAACGCCAGCACACTGCGCGACCGCACCTACCAATATATCTGCGACCACCCGCAACAGAGTGCGGATCAGATCGCAGCCGCCCTAAACGCAAGCCCGTGGGCGGTGAGGCCCCGTGTATCAGAACTGCGAAAGATGGGGCTGGTTATCAACGATGGACGCGGTCGCAACCCATCTGGCATGACGGTTCATCTCTGGCGAGCTGTAAATGACCCTCCCGCCTGACGACACCCTACTGACGCTGAAACACGCCTGCGAGATCTTTTTCGCAGGCGCTGTTACGCCGGCGACCCTGCGGGCAGAACATGCCCGCGGGAATCTTGCGATATCGAAAATCGGTCGCGCATATTTCACTACATTGCGAGACTTGAGGGAGATGAGGGAGAGATGCCGCGTAGATCAAACGGTCCACGGCTCTGGCTCGATAAGGAAAGAGACACCTGGACGATCATCGACGGACGAAGCCGAATCCGCACAGGCTGCGCTACTGAAGAAGCTGGACGAGCGCAAGAGGCGCTTAGGGATTACCTCGCGTCGAAGCACAAGGTCGCGGACGGCCCCGATCCCCTCCTAGCGGATGTATTTAGCGCATACGTTGACGAGGCCCTGGAAGGGAAACTCAGCGAGGTGCATATCCAATACGACATCGCGCGGCTGAGCAAGTTTTGGGGGAAGAAGCGTGTCTCCGAGGTCAGCTACGACACATGCAAGGCGTATGTCGCGCACCGCAATGGGCTAGTCTCGTCGGGGAAGGAGCTGGCGTACCTGACCGCGGCCATGCGGCACTGGCATAAAATGCTGGGCCGTTGAAGACCCTCCCGATCGTCGTCAAGCCGTCGCCGGCGGAAGCGCGGGTTCATTTCCTGACGCGGGAGGAAGCCGCGCGATTCCTATGGGCGGCCCGACGATCGCCTCACGTTGTGCGGTTCTTCATTATCGGCTGGTACACATGGAGTCGCGAGGCCGTCATATTCGGGCTCAAGTGGTCGATGGTGGATCTGCGAACGGGGATCATGCAGCGCAAGCCACCAGGGGCGAAGGTGGCGAAAAACAAGAAGGCGCCGCCGGTGCGCATGGGGCGCCGGCTGATGAGTCATATGCGGAGGTGGAAGAGGCTCGACGGCAAAGCGGAGTCAGTCATCCGTTACAAGGGCAAGCCCATCAAGGGCTGCGATCGGAGCTGGGACGATGCCAGGATCGCCGCCGGCCTACCGGAATACGTGACGCCGCACATTCTGCGGCACACCAGGGCAACGCGCATGATGAAGCGTGGCATCGATCCCTGGGAGGCGGCGAAGGCGTTGGGGATGTCGCTGGAGATGCTGGAACGGGTGTATGGTCATCACCGCCCAGAGTGGCAAAAGGATTCATCGGATGTCGAATGATATCGTCCACCGGCTGCGCCACGCCCCGCTGGGCAACATGTACGCCCATCAGTCTCTGATGGAAGAAGCCGCAGACGAAATCGAGCGGCTGCGTGAGGCCAAGCGTCGAGCTCTTGCGCTCGCAGACGAGAGGGCAAAAGAGCTGGTGCGCCGCGGTAGTGTTACCGTAGGGTTACCGGAGAGCTGAGAAACCCAATAAAATAAGGGTTTCTTGTACTAGAGGTTGGTATGCCAGATATCAAGATCATCACAGAAGTCGCCGGGCGCGTCTGTGCACTTCCCCTGGAGCTCGGCGCGCGCGTCAGCGACGGCGATGACGTCGCCGTCGTCGAAGCGATGAAGATGGAAATTCCAGTCGCCGCACCGGCGGCAGGCAAACTGAAATCCATTCTGGTCGCGATCGACGACGTCGTGGCCGAGGGTCAGGTCTTGGCGATCATCGAGACCTGAAGCCGTCGCAGTTCACACGCACTAAATTGAACTTGCTGCTTGAGGCAGTTCGCGCTCAAACCACTTCCGATTCCGACTGCATGTCGATGTCGAAGGTCTCAAGGAATTTCGACGTCATGATATAGAAACCGATAGCGAGCTGCAGTTCGATCAGCGCTGCCGGCGTCATTTTCG